GTGATGAAGCCGGCTAAAATTAATTGACCATCTATAATATAATCACCTAGTTTTTTAATAAACTACTAATTAATTTTCTTTTCTATAGATCTAAATACTTCTCCACCCTCGTCGGTCTTAAAATAAGCCGCCATTGCTGAGTATGGGTTTTCATCAAACGGTACATTCATTAGCTTTCTTCCGTTAGAAGTCCAAGAAAATGTTCTTTGGTCTTGCGACAATGTAATAATATTTGCTTCAGTAGCTTTTATAGCCGTATTTCTGAGGCCTACATTCTCATCCTGTGCTAATTCTAAAAACAGCTCAGGGTTGTTTCTTGCGAACAATCTTAAATCTCTTTTAATTTCTTTAGAAGATAATTGACTTACAGCACTGCCTATTTCAACACGTAGTATAGCTTCGGCGTCGTCTATATCCATTTCTCTTGCGAATACAGCTGCATCTGTTTGTAAATCTAATAATTCTAAATCATCAAATGCTTCCTCTACTGGATCGTATTCTTCGTATACTTTTCCTTTTAAAGGGTGATATAATGAAAGTAACTTTTGTAAGTTTTGTTTTTCCTTAGGTACTCGTAAGTCTCCGTTTCGAAATTGTATATGCCCAAGCGTTGCTTCTCCTTTTTGTTCTTCTTTAAAAGGTGAATCGTGGTTGGTAGCATACCTAAGTTCTTTTTGGGTACCCTTTTTAGCATCAAAATATAATAGTGAATGCTTTCGAGTATGTTTACCTGGTATAGTTAGTGTGAGAGGATTGTGTCTACCTGTAAGGTAATATATCCTATCTTTTATTTCCCATTCTGGTTTTGCTGGTTTTTGTACCACTACCTTTTCTTGTACGGGAGCTGCAATTTCTTCCACAGCTTTTTCTACTTTTTCGGCTTTTTTAGCCACTGGTTTTTTATTTGCCATAATATATAATATAATTTAATAGTTAAAAAAGTAATAATTACCCCCGTCAATACAACGAGGGTAATAATTACATGTGAGCAATTATGCTCCTTTGAATAGTACAAAGTTATTAGCAGCTTGAGTAATCAAACATCTTTCAGATAGGAAGTTTACTTCCATTGCATCAAGAGTTGAAGTGCTCGCTCCACCAACAGATCCTGTTAACCAAGACTTCATTCTACGGTCGTCAGTCTGAGAAGCTCTGTATCGTACGTGCAAGAATGGACGTCTGATATTTGTTCCTAATACTTGATCGTAAACAGTTGATGTACCAGCTGGTACTAATACTCCTTCGATTGAATTTGTACCGTTGATTGCTCCACGAGTAGACGCATCGTTTAGGTATTTCCAGTCAGTCTTGTAGAAATCGTAAGATCCTCTACGGAATCCTGAGAATCCTAAGTTAAGCGCCATTTCTGCAGAGTTTTCGAATAAACCGTAAGCGGTACCTCCTTCTGCTCCAGAAGATAGTGTAGCCAACATATCGTCAAATCCTAAAGCAGTTTCTCTGTTTAAGAATAACATGTTTTCTTCAATAGCTCCTTGAGTATCAAGATTTTTAAGAATAGCGTCGAACTCGTTTAAGTTAGGTGTAAACGCAGTTTGTACGTTTCCTCTTTCCTGAATAGCGGCAAATAAACCTTGTGTTCCAGGGTTAGAGAATTTTGTAGCTGCAACTTCGTTAAGCTCTCCTTCTACCATTGCCATTTCTAAGTAATCTTCGAAACGTAAACGAGTTTCAGATTCTGCTTTTAGGTACCATAGGTATCCGTCAGTTCCATCTTCTGTTGCTACATTCACCCATCCGATCTGAGCAGTATCTGATCCAGATACAACATACTGATCTCTAATAATGATTGGCGAGTTATGGTACTGTGTTAATACAGGGTTGATGCTAGTTCTAGCATTTGCTCCTGTAACATCAGAACCTTTAGCATAATCAGATCCGTAAACAAAAACTTTAAGACCCGTAGCGCTAAGCCCTTGAGTAGTTAAGCTAGTTCCAGTAAATGGTTGTATTGTAAAAGCTGGTGCTGCTGCTCCAATAGTAGATGCAGTAACAATACCTTTAGCCTCTAGCCCATTTGAAGGGTCTAATACAACAACTGTGTCATTTACAGATATTACATTGCTAACTCCGTCTGCTACTGGAATAGTAATTACAGAAGTTGTTCCAGATCCATTAGCTTGAGAAACTCCATCGTAAGATATATGTAAACGATTTTGTTCAGACCAAATAACTTGATCAGATGTCATTGGCATTTCAGCGCCAACCATTTTTAAGAATCCAGATAGTGTTCTGTTTCCGTAACGCTCTACCTCAGCTTCATAAATTTCTGGTAGGTATTGCTGTGCAAAATCAGCAAAGTTTTCAGGAACGCCTGCTCCGCCTCCGTTGTTATCCCACTGTAGGTAATTCGTTGAAAGTAATTGTGGTACTTGTGTTGGGATTAAGCTCCCAAATTGTGGTGTTAAAGCCATTTTTAGTAATTTTTAAATTTTTTAATTTTTAGTTTTGATGAGTCCGCTCCAGAAACTGACTTTACGGTATATGCACCAAACTTAGCGGCGCCTGTTGGGGCAGCTTTTCTAGCAGAGCTAGACGTATTATTAGATTTGTTTACAACATCTCTAATTGCGTCAGCTTTACCTTGTTCGTAAAAGTGATTTGCTATTTTATCAGCATTTGCACCTGCATATAACGCTTTGTGATACCCTGCAGTATCTTCAATCATACCATCTTTGCCAAGGAACTTCCCTATAAAATTGCTGATGTCTGATTGTTTTTGTGCTACCTGCGAAGCGTTCTGTACACCATATCTAAACTTTTTATCTCCTAAGTTAAAATCGAAACCTTCGAAATCTTCGTTAAGTAATTGATTAGTGTTGGCTTTAAACTTTTCGTGGTTTGCGGCGTTTCTTTCCTGGTCCTCTTTATATCGATTAAAAAAGTCCGATGCCTTTTGTTGATCCGGGGATAAGCTAGATGAATTCAACTTGATCTCATCGTAATACTTATCTTTAGTGTCATCTAAAAACTTACGGGCTTTTGCAACCTCTTCTTTATATGCGAGTTTTTTTCTTCGGATGTCTCGCTCCTCATCTATATCCTCATCAAACGCAAAGCTGTCATCGATCATAAAATCAATTTCTTCTGCACTCAAATGTGGTTTAGTACTTTTGTAATATTCTTTAACCAACACATCGCGATCTACTTCGTCATAGTTGGTATTTAACCTAATGTAATCCTGCATCGTGCCACCGGTATCGCGCATAAAATCCACAAGCTTGTTAACGCTTTCTGGTAATTCAGGCTGCGCTAGCACAGGCTCTGGTTGTGCTACTTCCTTTTTTGGCTCACTTTCTTCGGTAATTTCTTTGATGACTGGTTCGGATACTTCTTCGACCACTTCTGCGCTATCTCCGGCTGGTTTATCCACATCCACTTCTTCTGTGCTTGGCTCTTGAACGGCATCTTTATCTTCTTTAGGAATTACTACTCGTGTTACATTGCTTGGAACATCTATTAGCGGCTCTTTATTTTTAGCGGCTAATTGTTCATCTGTTAGCTTAGGTCTAGATTTGATCTTAAAAGATCCTTCTGTTTTTTCGTTCATGATATGATATTATATAATTATTAAATACGTGCTTATTGAGGATTAAATTGAGATAAATCAAATCCCCCTAAATTATCGTTACCTGCTGATTCAAAATCCTTAGGCAAGCCTTGAGTTTGACGCTGCTCTATTAATTGACTTTGCTGCGTACCCTCCTTTTCTATTCTTTTATCTTTACGATCTTCTATTTGCGCATCCTTGGCTTTTGTTTCTTGGGCTTTCATTTGCGCTAGCTTAAGGTTGTATTGAAACTCCGTGGCCATCAACTCTTTCTTAATCTGCGCTTCGGTTTGCATTCTCTGCATCTCAAAGTTAGATTTAGCTTGCTCTATCGCAACTTTTTCTGCCGTTAAAGCTTGTTGCTTTTGTACTTCAGCCATTGCTGCTTTCTCAGCTGACTCAGCATTAGCTTGCGCTTGTGCTTGTATATTTTGCTGAACTAAAGCCTGCTCTCTTTCTTTTTTCTTTTTACGCTTAAGTTTTAGCATTTCATTTGCTAACTTAAGGTTTTTAATCTGATTGATGTCTATTGAATCCTCAATATCAATCTCTTTCGTTTGCAAAGCAATTTGTATATTTTTTTGCAACTCAGCTCTTTCCTCGTCGTCTGGCTCCATCTCTAAGAATATGCCAAAGTCATGTAGGTTGAGATTTTCAATCTCTTTCAATGTTTCAACATTAAACGTAGAAACACTATTCATTAAAGAATTTTTAGTAAGTGGGAAGTTTAATACGTCGCTTATTTTTAATGATATGTTTTCGCAAGTACTTAATGTTAATTGTATACTAGCATCCTGCAAGTGCTTTGTAGCTGTGTTAGACGTATTGGCTGCCATCTTTTGCAACCCTACTAAAGCATTAGCATCAGGCATACTACCATCACGAGCTTCATTTAAACCGGTTACATCTCTAATCATTTGCATGTTGTAATTATATGCAGTGATTAATGATTGTATCTTACCTATTCCCGATGAGCTAGATAGCTCTTGTATAGGTACCTTGCCTCTGTTCATATCTCCCTCCTGCGTCATTGATCTACCAACAACAGATCCTGTTTGGAAATACATATTCAATGCTTCCTGAGGATTATAATTTGTGCCATTACCTAAATCAACCTCAGCTAAGCCGTCGACATCTAAGAATACACCATCAGGAACCATTCTAGATAGCACCTGTTGAATTTTTAAATGGGTCAATTGTATAACATCGGCAAATCCAATACATTTGCTTATAAGCGACTGTATAACTCCTTTATACATTCTAGGAGCTGCTATAGAGTAGCTCATTTCTACTCTAGTGGTATCTGCTAATGGTCTAGTCATGTTTTCAGCTAATTCCCATTTAAGCATAATATCAGTACCAATTACTTTAGCCCCTTCATACAACACCTCAATTGACCTTGATACTCTGTCAAAATTGTCGTTCGGAGGAGGATTGAACTGATCTGTTTTTTCAATAGCTTTTTCTAAGCCATTATCTGTTTTCTTTATTTTAAATACTTGATCTGTATATGTTTTGTATTCAAAGTATAATACTTGTACTGTATTATAATCGTAATTTTCGAATCCTCTTATTAGTCTACGATTACCCGGAAACTTTTGTATACGCTCTAATTCTTCATTAGATATATCAGGAAATTCTTTTTTAAGCTCTGGTATTGTTATGGATTTAACTTCACCTACATAATATATGTCGTCAAAGTTTGGGTCCTCCGTATATGACCATACGCAATAAGCGGGATCCACATAATCGACCACAATACCTTCTGCTGGATTGAATGACGTTTTAGTCATACCTATTCCTATATTAACTAGATCTTGATTAACCCTAGCTCTAGTCAAGTGGTATTCATTTGTAGCTAGCACTGTATTAATAGCCTCCTCTTCTGCTATTTCAATTGCTGGCTTATACTTAAGCTGCATGTGAAGATCGCGTTCTTCCATTGATTCTGGCAGCTCCGCATTTGGTATTACAGATTTTTTAAATGATACACCAATCATTTCAGAAGCAATAGCTTGCTCCTTTTGGGTATTCATATCGAATAGTATATTGTCCGCGTAATCTGTTCTTTTCTTTAATGATTCAGGGTCTTGTGAATACGAGGTTATATCGTATTGTTTTTGCGTGATACCATTAGCTACAATGTTTGAAAACTTTGAAAGTATTGGGACTGGCTTCCAATCTAAATTAAGATAAGACAAATCACCATTAATAGCTAACTCATCTTTGTACTTCTGTACGCTTTGTTCTCCCCTAGCATATAGCCTAAGGTTATGAAAGTTATTCCAGTTAGCAGCATATCTGTTCGACCCGGCACCGCCATAGTTAAACCACTCCTGCTCAATAGCTCGTGAAACCTGTAATCCATATTCTAACGTTGC